AATAATAATGCGACTGATATTATCAGGGACACTATTCTTGGAAAATCAGCTGATAAAGGAAGAAAAGGAAGAGTATTTGCTGAAAATGGAATGAAAGTATATGATGTTGAAGTTCTTAACTTAAATATCGGAGATCATAATATTGCAGATATGTTGATTAATAATCAGCATAATACAGTATCTCAAAATCTTAAGATTGTTCAACTTGAAAAAGAGCTTGAATATACTAAGAAGAAAGAAGATCTTAAACGTAAGGAACTTGATGAGAAGTTGATAACTTCCAACAAGGAAACTGAAGTAGCTCTTAAACAAATTGGTAACGAGAATTCTGTTGAATCATCTGAACAAACATTAGCTGCAGGACTTGAAAAGAAAAAGTTGAATGCAGAGAATGATAACCAGAAAACAATTGATAGTGTTGTGGCTGCTAAGCTCAAGAGAGATAAGGCAAACGAAGATACTAAGACGAAAATTGATCAAGAACGTTCAGCCATTAAGACTGAAGCATATGAGAAAGCCATGAAGGCCTTCACTCCTCGATTAATTGAAGCTCTTATTGCTCAAGGAAATGTTAAACTTTCTGAAACTCTAGCTAAGAATCTTAAGTCTCAAAAAGGGGGAACTTTTGGTAAAAGTGGTGGAATGAGAGAAATAATTGAAACTATTGGAGATGGTCCGTTAAAGGATATCTTTAAGAAAATTGAAGATACCACTGAATAATCTCTATAAAGAACAGTTCTCTTAGGAGAACTGTTCTTATATTTTATTAATACGTAAACTAAAAAGAAATGAAAAAATTATTTTTGAGCGTATTAACAGCAATTGCTCTAATGTTTGCTGTTAATATTGAAACGCAGGCACAAACACAAGCAATTGTTCTAAATTTAGGTTATTCTTGGAGTTATGGTGCATTAGGTGCCGAATATTTATTACCTTTTCAAGTTAGAGAGGAAAAATCTGGTGGTGATGATGAATGGGATAAAGATGCATGGTTTATGAGTGTTGGTTTTGGTGGTGGATGGATGCCATCTACAATGCCAGGAGATAACACAAAGATTAATTCCTTTTCCGCAGTGGCTACATTATATAGTCATGCTCCTGAATACAGTGCATTTTATACATCTATAGCAATTGCGTCGAAAGGGTATCGTAGTCAACGATATTATAATTCGGGACCATGGGGGGAGAATTTTACAGCTCCTATGGGAATATGGATGATAGGTATTAAGCCACAATGGAAGAGTACTTTTCAAATGAAAGCTGGTTTGGGTGTTGGTTTTTGCCAATATGCCACAGTAATGAATTATGAAGTAACAGCGGGTTGGACTATTCCAATCTATTAAAATTAAAATAAATTATGAAAAGAAAAACATTTTTACAAAAAGTATCGACATTATTAATAGTGTTGGTTATGTTAGTAGGTATACAAATGGTAATGACATCGTGTGAGGAAGTGCAGGAGGCTTGTGAACGAGACAATGTGGGTACGGTAACAGTTGTAAATGAAACTGGGTATTCTATTTACACGGATGTTACTTGGGGAGATTACAATACCAATTATGAGAAAATGCTTTATGACAATGGCTCATATAAGTATTCAAATGTTCAAGCTGGTAGTATTGAAATTTGGATAACTTTTGATGGGGAAGATTGGTCTTATAATTATGAAAATTTATCTGCATGTGAAGATATGACATATCGATGGTATCTAACATATAATAAATCAGCAAATGGATGTCCATTTATATTAGAATTACCTGATGGAACAACGGTAATCCCGACGCGTAAACATAAAAAGTAATTTATTAAAAGGAGAGGGATTAATATCTCTCTCCTTTTTTAAAATAAATTGAAAATAAATGCCCAAAAGTTTTCGTGTGTCAAAAACTTTTATTATATTAGATATATAAATTATAAAAGAAAGAAATTATGACTTAGATTAATCACAAATTAATTATCATTACCAGGCGAGACTTACACCCTGGCTACCAAGCTGTTCAATTAGTTCAAAAAAATTTTGAATATATAAATAAATTATTCAAAAATATGAATTATTCAAAAATTTATAATTCTATTATAGCACAAGCTAAATCTGAAAATAGAATTAAACACAGAGGTATATATTTCGAAAATCATCACATTTTACCAAAAAGTTTAGGGGGAGGAAATGAAGAAAAAAATTTAGTTTTATTAACAGCTAGAGAACACTTTATTTGCCATAAATTATTGCTCCATATTTATTCGTTTAATGAATCAATGATAAGAGCCTTTCATAGAATGTGTCATACAGGAAACGGAGATTTTATAAAATCTTCAAGAGATTATAAATATGCTCGTATATTAATGAGTGATATGTTAAAGAAAACTAGAACGGGTGAAGGAAACCCAATGTATGGTAAAAAATTATCTAAAGAATCTAAAGAAAAGATAAGAATAAAAAGCACAGGTAGACGTCATACAAAAAATACCAAAGAAAAATTAAGTAAATCTCATAAGGGTGAAAAAAACGGAATGTTTGGGAAACCATCTGCATATAAAGGTGTTCCTTGTCCTGATGATAAAAAGAAACAATTAAGTCTATCAGCCAAAAAGATACCTAAAAAGGAATGCGAATATTGTCATAAATATATTTCACCTCAAAATTATGGTAAATATCATGGCCCTAAATGCAAATTAAATAAAATTAAATAAAATTAAATAATACGTCATGACATAGATTAAAAAACTATATGTAATTACAAGGAGAGATTTAAAACCAGGAGTTCAGATGTTACAATCTGCCCATGCCGCGGTGGATTTTCAACACCAACATCCAGAAATTGCTAAGAAATGGAATTCACAATCCAACTACCTTATTATTTTGTCGGTTGAAAACGAAGAACAGCTATTGAAGTATTTAGAGAAAATCAAATATCGTGGAATTAAACACACTGCATTTAGAGAACCAGATATTGGAGATCAATTAACAGCAATCGGAATCGAACCAGGAGAAAATTCAAAAAAATTAACAAGTAGGCTTCCGCTTGCTTTAAGAGAAGTAAAAGTATGAAAAAGAAATATAAACCAACAATAGAAGAATTAGAAGAATTAGGATTCAGTACTGAAAATACAACAGGTGATGATCACTTTATGTGTAGCCTAGGTTCTGGAGAATATATAGGATTTGTTTTACCTGAATTATTTAGCTATTTTTCTGAAGGTAATGTATTTTTATTTAAAAACAAGTATCTTAAACCGAAATCATTTGAAGAATTTAAAACTCTTATAAATGATCTCAAAACTAAATATAAATAATATCATGAAATCACATTGGTAGATTAACCCAAGACCACCTTAAAGTTTATTTTTGTTACCAGAAGTATGTTAATAGTACCTTAATTTAAACAAAAATAAACTCAATATCATGAAAACAAGAAAAGAATTAGTAGAGAAAATTAAAGTTGCAGCAAGTTATCAGAAGTTTTTAAAGAATCAAAGAAAAACTGTAAAATTAGTCGGTAAAAAAGAAATGGAACCTTGGGAAGCAGCAATGAAACATTTACATAATAGAGGAGATTTAAGAGTAATGTATTGTGCCTATGCAGTATTAAGAGGAAGAGATGTTTCCTCAATAGATTCTCTTAATTTCGAAGAAGACTGGGCAAAGGAAGTTTTCTTAGAAAAAGTAAATAAGTTAGTAAAGGAGTATGCTCCAGAAGTTGTTGAAGAAATAGCAGAATAAAATTAGTGGGGTGTAATTCCCCACATATCGTCCCTTAGCTCAGCTGGCAGAGCAGCGGCTTCTAACCCCGAAGGTCGAGAGTTCGAATCTCTCAGGGATGACAAACAAATAATTGATATGGAAGAAATAAACATTTATTATGATGATGATTCTTTAGATGCTATTTTCAAGATAAATAAAGCATTAAAGGAATTAGGATTTGTTATTGCTGACAAATCTATTGATGGAGAAGATTTCGCAACATTTAAAATAGAAAAATTATGATTGTATTAATTATTGGATTAACAATATCGCTTATTGTAGGAATTATTGTAGGAAGACGTTCAAATCCATTTAATTCTGAAACGGCTGGTCTTGCATTTTTTGTGGCAGCTGTTGTTTGCAGTATGTGTCTTGGATTTGGTAGAGCTATATTAGATGAAAAAAATAATTATTACGAAACAAGAGATGTCAAAATTATTTCGTTACATAACGAAGCACAACAAGAATTACGCGGAGGTTTTATTCTTGGATGTGGTGGAATAACTGGTGGAGAACGAGAATACTACATTACTTATGGAAATTTTGATAAAGGATTGAAGCAGATTGAATTACGAGCTAATAGAATGTACATCAATGAAACAGATTCTGAAACTCCTAAGATTAAAGACTATCAAAAAAGAAAAGTAAAAGGTTCATGGGAATCGAAATGGTTTTTTGATAGAACGGAAACTAAAGAAAAATGGCTCCGGAATAGTGCTGCTGCTGTTGTAATAGTACCAAAAAATACAATTTATAAAGAATTCTCAATAAAATGATAGTATTTAAAGTAGTAGATCAATATAGTAGAACTAGTGGAGAAAAAGCTGGTTCTGTAAAAGTTTTTGATCATGAAATCTGTGATTTTACCGGTCAAAAAATAAATAAAGATGAAAATCCAAATGCTTATCAAGTAGATCATTGTGATAACGATCCTTGTTTTGGGGATGGAGAAGGTGAAAGATGGTATGATGGAGATTTTTATTGGGAACTTTTTTCTCAGAGTTGGTATAAATTTAAAATTATGTCAGAAAAATGGGAAGGATATGAAGTATTCGGAGAAATGATGAAGCTGGCATTAACTGAACTTGATGAAATTTATTCATTAGATCATTTATTAAGATGGTCAAGAGGAAGAATGCTTGAGAAAGTAATAAAATCAGGACAATATAAAATAGAACAATTTTTAAAAGAAGATTAAATTATGAAACATTTTTCAATAGAACAAAATCAAATAGAAACTCTTTCTAAAAAGAGATTAAAACTTAATAAGCAATACCAAGATACATGGGATGAAGAAACAAGCGAATATTTAGGTGAGTGGCCAGAAAAAATCGATGTAATAGAAGAAGAAATTCTTGATTGTATTAAAAAATGGAGGCATGCTCTTACATTCGAATTTATCATTGAAGAACTTACAAATATAGGTTGGGCTCCGTGTCTTCTTTATGACGATAATGGACATTTTTGTATAACTGGTGATGGATGGGAAGAAATCCCAAAAGAATTTCCAGGTGATATGCAAATGGGACATTATGTAGCCAAAGATCAATGGAAAAACTCTATAAGAGAAGCATTAGATAATTACTTAGATACAGAATAATATGAAAAAATACGGATCAAAAGACATTATGCGGATGGACTCCATAAGAGAAAAAGCTCGAGGAGATTATATGCAACAAATTATGTACGGCTATAATATGGCATGTGCGATTACCGAACCAGGTAAAGCAATGGCTAGAGGTTTTGCAGCCCAAGAAGTTTTTGGAGATCAATCAGCAATGGGACAAGTTTTCTTTGAAAGAGCTTTTGACTTAAGTGATGGTAAAGTTGTAAGACCAGTTGCCTCAGTTAACCCTCTAGATGATTCGGAAGAAGGTATAGAAGCCGAATATGATAATATACCTATGGATGAACAGCCAGCATCTAGAAGGCCTCATTACATCACTTATCGTGGTAGGAGTTCACATCAAACATCAATTGCTGCGTTAGCTTCTTATGGAAAAATCAACACAATCAAAGGTACTGGTCCTGGAATTAATTTGTATGATAATCCATCAGGAACTATTGAGGTATGGCAAACTGATGGTGGGAAATATCGTTTAGTTTATACAAGTCATTATGATCCAATCTATGGAATAGATGCAATTAAACAGTTTAAGCATGAAGGAAAAGTTGAAGAATGGAAATGTGTAGATTATATTGACACAAAATATATTTCAAATTTAGCTCCTTTATATGGAAAGTCTATTCTAATATTTTGTTATGATTAATACAAAAACATTTTAAAATTAAAGTAATAAAAAAGGGATCTAAACGATCCCTTTTTCTTTTATAATAACCTTGCATTAATTTATTGATTAATATTTAGTGCCACAAATTGGGCAAAATTTATGTGTATCTTTCTTTCTCTTAGCTCCACAACCAGTACAATACACAGCTGGTAATTCTTCTTTTGTATATACTTTTTCAGAAAATGGTTGAATATGCCATTCATCAGTCCAACTTGGATATGAATTAAATGGAGTTCCATCATAATCAAATTCTTGATCTGAATCAGATCCTTTTTCAATTCTTCCAGTTTCCCTCGTAACAAATGGAGTAGTATATTTATCTGAATGATCAATTGCTGGAGCAGAATCCATAACAAGCATATCTACTCCTGATGTATACGTGATATTTCCATTTGTTGGCGTTACTGTGGCAGAATAATTACATTGAGAACCTGAGATATCAATAGATCCATTACTAGCTTCACAAGTAACTGTTGGTATATGCCAGTCTGGATCTCCTCCTACATAATCATTATGGTTAATCCAAACAGTGGATGATCCATTATTCCATACAATATTATTTGTTAATTCTTCATAAAATCTTACAGATACTTTTCCATTATTTTTAATAGCATCTAATACCTGTTTGTTATTCTTATCAACTGTATAAGTTTCAAAGATAAATTTTTTAGCATCATCTAAATATCTCTCAAGAAATACTCTTTCACCTGGACGCAGAATAATTCCGTTTCCTAATGAAACTTCATTAAGAGTAATTTGTGCTAAAATCTTTTTAGTGGTTGGGTTAAATAGTTCTAATTCGAACTCTTCTCCGTTTTTAAGATAAACGGTTTGATTTCCGTGTTGTTTAACTCGTTGCTTATCTTTTGTGATAAACAAGGTTGGCTCACCAGCCCTTGGTTGTTTCATTGTTGTCATAATCCTAGTTTATTTTATATTTGAGCATTCATTCGTTGGTATTTCTCCAACTCAAATGTCCTAAAGACACTGAACCCTCAAGCACAAGGTTAATTATAGTTTATATATCTATTGCAATATGAAATTTTATCATCTTAACAATTCTTTAACAAAAATAGTTTTTATCAATAGTATTTTTGGTTATATTCTAATATTATAAAATATATGCAACAAGTATAAAAAATCGAATTTTAAAACCACATATATAATTTGAATTTAACAATAACTTAACAAAAAACGTTTTTATTTAAACTAATTGTTGGTTATATTTAAGCATACATTATAATAAAATAAGTTGTAGTAAGGAAAGAGTTACTTCGAAATCTAAAATTCAAAACACACTTTGACCACTTTTCTCAACAAATTTTATATTTATTATTAACTTAACAAAAAGTTGTAGTTAGGAAAGAGTTACTTCGATACGAAAACGAAAGGTCACCCATAGAGGTGGCCAACAAACTCTAACCATATTTCTCAACAAATTTATAATCTATCCTGTTATTATGGAATGGAAAGAAAATAAATGCCTGAGAAATTAAAAATCTCGGGCATTTTTAATTTAAATAGAATGGAAGATAAAAAAGATAATATAGTAAAAATAAAATTTAATAGTATCTATTGGAATTTACAAGCAATAGAAGATGAAGAAGAAAAAACAGGTAAGAAACTTGTAAGATTAGAATGGGGATGGGGAGCTGGTTTAACAGATGAAGAAAGAATAGAAGCAGAAGAAGATAATTCTCCAGCTGGATATGAAACTGTAACAACTACATTAGATGGAGCAGCAATGTTAGTTGTAGAATTAATGAAGATAATTGAAAAGAATAAAGATGAATCTGCATTAACAAAATATATTGTAGATTATATAGAAGGAAAACAACCAAAAGATTAAAATCATGACAAAAGTAGAAGTTATTCTTAGTACCGAGGAGAATGTAAAAAAATCTGATATGTCTAGGCTTTGGAATGCTGAGCATAGGTATCATAAAGAAGATATGACAACAGCAATGCTTGGGAATGGAAAGCAGTGGTTTGAATACCATGTTAAATTCGAGAATACAGTTCCAATCCAGCTTACAAAAGTTAATAAATTAAGAAAACCATTAGTTGCAAGATAGGTATCAATATCATATTAAGTTTGAATATATAAAATAAAGATGAATTTTGTATATCTAACAACAAATTTGATTAACGGGAGACAATATGTTGGGTCTCATAATGGAAATAAAAATGATTCTTATTTAGGAAGTGGAGATATAATAGAGTCTGCACAGAAAAAATATGGGAAAAAAAATTTCGAAAGAAAAATTTTAGAAATTACTGAAACAAGAAAAGAAGCATTTCTATTAGAAGAAAAATATATTCGTTTAAATGAAACACATGTATCTCAGGGAGGATATAATATAAGTTGGACGGGAGGTATGGGAAGTTGGGGAGGTAAACATTCTGAAGAAACAAAGAAAAAATTAAGTAAGATTACAAAAGAAAGATTAAAAGACAAAAATAATCATCCTTTTTATGGAAAACATCATACAATAGAAACAAAGGAAAAATTAAAAGATTTATATAAGAATAAATCGTTAGAAGAAATACATGGTGTAAAAAAAGCTGCAGCTATAAAAAAGAAAATATCTGAAAATGGTGTTGGGATGTTAGGAAAGAAACACTCTATTGTAGCTAAGAAAAAAATGTCTTTAGCAAGAATAGGGAAAGAATCTAATGCAAAGGGAATTAAATGGACTAAAGAACAACGAAAAAATAAAAGTGAATCGCAAAAAGGAGAAAAAGCTCCAAACTTTGGAAAGAAATTTTCAGAAGAAACTAAAAGAAAAATGAGTGAGGCTGCAAAAGGTAGAGTTTCTAATAGAAAAGGAAAAACTTTATCAGAAGAAACAAAAAGAAAAATAAGTGAATCATTAAAAAAGAAAAAATTATGAAAAAATTACTATATGTTGTTATTTTATTTATATCATTAGTAGGGTGTAATGTTAATTCTAATTATACTTCTAAAGATGTGATGGCGAAAATTCATAATGCAAATCTTACCGGAATGTATATGGGTGATGTGGTTGAAGAATTTGGAAAACCCTATGAAGTAAATGACTCCATTATATATGGAGAATTTAATTATAGAGATTTAAGTTATCCATTTAAAGATAGTATGTCTATAACTTTTACTTATATGAGACCAAACGGGGAAATTAATGATGTATCAATTATAGTGTTTGCCCAAGACCAACATACTTTAAATACTCCGATGGAAGCGTTATGGAATGTATATTATGTGGCTAAATAAAATTTAAAGGGTGAGGGTTTAAGAAACTCGATCTGGAGACGGAGGTAACCTCGAATTACATCACATGGTAGGTACGGAACGAACCCATTAAGTTGGGGCAGAGTAGGTGAGTCCAGAGCAGGCCTAACGAATCCTTTAGCGCACCGATGTAAACCTGTTAATGCACCTTTTATTTTAAACAATTATTAATCCTTCGAGGCAATAGGCCTTGATAGTAAAAAAAGAAGAAATTATGGCAAAATTTAATGAAAAGAGAGAACCTAGAGTTCCAACAGAAACAAACCTTATGGGAGAAAAGGCTTGGAAGCTAACTCCAAAGGAAGAATTAGTATCAACTGTATTGACTACATTTATACAGAAATCATACTACGAATCAGAAAATGAAGTTCTTAATAGAATTAAGAAAGCCCTTGAAGAAGTGGATCCATTGTTCGCTGCAAAGCTAGCAATCTATACAAGAACTGAAGCTAATATGAGATCTTCATCTCACGTTCTTGCTGGTGAACTTGCTCGCAGGTTATCAGGTAAGGAGTGGGCTACAAGATTCTACGAAAAAATTGTTGTTCGTCCAGATGACATGTCCGAAATTCTTGGATATTACCAGCTTATAAACAAGGGTGGTAAAGTTAAACTTCCGAACTCAATGAAGAAGGGTTTCAAAAAGAGACTTGAAAGACTTGATGCTTACTTAATTGATAAGTACAAGATGAAGGGAAGAGATATCTCTCTTGTTGACCTTGTAAACTTATTTCACCCTAAGCCAACACAAAAGAATGCTAAGGCATTTGATTTGTTAGTTAATGAAGGTGGAAAAGGACTTGACCAACTTTACTCTACAAAGATTCTTGAAAAAACTATGTCTGCTGCAGGTCAAACTAAAGGAGATAAGAACGAAGCTAAGAAAGAAGCTATTACTTCTGTATTGGAAAATGCAGCTGGAATGCCAATTTTCAACTTGCTTAGAAACTTAAGGAACATAATTCTATATGCACCTGATAAGGTAGATGACGCAATCCGTCAACTTACCATTCCTGAAAAGATTCAGAAGTCAAGGCTTCTTCCTTTCAGATTCCTATCAGCTTACAATGAAATTTATGCTATGACTTCTGCGGGAGCAACAGACAAGATTGTATTTGAAGATGAAAAGGAAGGTTCATTAGTAAATGGTCCTACTATGCAAAGAAGCAAAGCTAAAGTACTAGGTGCTTTAGAACAAGCTATTGAACTATCATGTGCTAACATACCAGTACTTGAAGGTAGAACTGCAGTTCTTATTGACCACTCTGGTTCAGTAAGAGGTGATGGAGGTGGAGCTTCATTAGTATCTGCTTTTTCTAAGACTAGAACTGTTGATATCGGTAACTTATTTGCAGCAATGCTTATTAAGTACCAGCCAAATGTTTATGTTGGTCTTTTCGGAGATAGATTAATTCCTTTCAACATAGATAGAAATAAAGGTATCTTAGCAATGGCTAAGCAGATCCACGAAGAAGGAAGGAAATGTGGACCTGGAACAGAAGCAGGAATTTACGATTTCTTCAAGGAAACTCTGAAGAGTGGTAAAGGAGTTGATAACGTAATTATTTTCTCTGACATGGTAATTGGAGATGGATGCCGTTGGTATGGTCATACTCCCGGAACAAATCCAGGAGACTTCAGATCATTATTCAAGTCTTGGAGAAAAACTTACGGAGCAACTAAAGTAATTTCAGTTGACATAAGACAAACCGGTGGTACGTCTGTATTCGATAAGAGTTACAATGTTACTCAGGTAGCAGGATGGTCTGAAAAGATTTTCAATATAATCGAAGCTGGAACTGTTGGCTACAAGGCGATTATTGCAGAAATCGAGAAGATTGAAATCTAAGGTAACAGGAAAAGTAAAGTTTGGGATATATAAAATAAAATTATATGTCTCAAACATTTTACGTTTATAAAATTACTAACAACGTATCTAAGAGATCGTATGTTGGTAGTAGAATATGTTATACAGATCCACTTACAGATAAGTATTTTGGATCTAGTAAATATTTAGATAAAGATATTAAGATATTTGGAAAAGAAAATTTTAGAAAAGAAATTCTAGAATATTATGATAAAGATACGTTATTAGATGGTGAAACAAACCATATATTAAATCATAATACATTATATCCTAATGGCTATAATAAATTTCTCCCTAATCAGAGAAAAGGGTTTAGTATGTCTGGACATAAACATACAGAAGAAACTAAACAAAAGATGAGTAAATCATCGATTGGGAAAAATAAAGGGAAAGTTTGTTCATTGGAACATAAAAGAAAAATTTCCGAATCGATGAAAGGTCAAAATACTAATAAGAAAAGTAAAGAGACTAAAGAAAAAATAAGTAAAGGTTTATCAGGTAGAACCTTTTCTGAAGAACATAAAAGAAATTTGTCAGAAAGGACAAAGGAAACCTGGAAAAAAAGAAAAGCGGATATACAATCTCAAAATGAGATTATTATCATAAATTAAATTAAATTATTAAACAATGAGTAAAAGTGAGTTACACACCGGAAAGGTGAAGTTTTTTTCAGACAAAGGATTTGGATTCATAAAAGAAGACGAAACCGAAACTGAATATTTTGTTCATATTACAGGTGTAATTGAAGAAGATGAGTTAAGAGAAAATGACGCAGTTCAATTTGAACTAGTTGAAGGCAAAAAAGGCCTTAATGCAGTTCAAGTTATAAGAATATAATTATTTTTGAATTAAATCGTTAAATTGTGTATAATCTTTATCGATTATCATAATATAGTTAAAGCCGCTAGAAATAGTGGCTTTTCTTTTTGCTTTAATTTGTTTTTTATCTCTAATAGCAAGATATGAATTTTTTATTTCAACAATAAGATTTAATGAAGGTATAAAAAAATCTGGATGGTAATATTTGTGTTTGTTTTCATATAAATATTTTATAGTATTAGGACGTAAAATATCTAGTTTTTTAAAATATTTTTCTAGGAAATCTAATTCATAAGAACCTTGATACCAAATATTTGTATTTTTATATTTATGGAAACGAAATCTAGTTTTTTGAGATTTTTCTAATATCTCAATGTTTTGCATACCATATTCAACTCCATTATTAATTAAAGAAGTTTCTCTGCTTTTTTGTTTAATTTTTTCAGATTGAAAAACGTTTTCAACTCCGTATTTTTGTATACATTTTTGCTTACTTTTTTCTTGAATTTCTTTATTTTGCATAGGATATTCAACACCTAAATTTTTTAAATTAGTCTCTTTTATTTTATTTTTTATAGTTTTAGATTGATACGGGTTCTTGACACCAAACTTTCGTAAACATGTTTTTTCAAATTTATTATGAATTTCTTTATTTTGCAGTGCATGCTCAACACCAAATTTTTCTAAATTAGATTGTTTCCTTTTCTCTACGTTATTATAATTTTCATCTCCATATTTTTCTTTCTTTGTTGTTTTTATTTTATCAACTAATCGTTTAGATTCTTTTGGGTAATTTATTCCATAATGAGTTAAATATGTTTCCTTTTTAATTTTTTTAATTTTATTAACTTGAGATATAGAATTTTTTCCATACAATGTTTTACATGTAACTTTTCTTAATTCATTAGTACAGTTTTGCGAACAACATTTTCTATATCCTGTCTTAAAATCTTTAAATGTAGTTTCTTTATCACAAATTAAGCATTTTCCATCTGAATCATCTTTAATCCATTTATCAAAATATTCTTTATAATTATGATGTCTATTAATATGAACACTTAATATTTGTTTAGACTTAAATACACGTAAACATTCTTCACATATAAAAAGTCTGTTTTTTGTTTTAAATTCTTTCATGATTTCCCTCTATTATTTTTGAATAAATATAAAAAGTAGGACATCCGTTGATCCCTCTTCGGTTTCTTTATGTACAAGATAAAGATTACTACTTTTATTATATATTCATTATCTTGAAAATAATTACCCTAAAACTTTTTTATCCCAAACTAATTGGTTATATTAAACAAATTAATAAAAAATAAAAATATGAAAAAAATAATAGTATTAACTTTATTTAGTATTTTCTTTATATCATTAAATGCTCAAAAATGGAATTACGGATCAAGCGAATCTAGTTTTGATGGAAAATATTCCTATGCGTATGTTATAGGCGTAGGCTACGAATTTCCCTATGAAACACCTAAATTTATGATAAATTATTTCCAAAAAACTCACCAGTTAAATATTTACATATCAAGATGTGGGTATGCTGGATGCGAAAATAATAAAATTAAAATAAAATTTGATGGAAATGATACAATTTATGTTTTTAACATTTCAACTGATGTAGAAGAAGAAGTTTGGTTTTTAAAAGGAGAAACATTTAAATTATTAGATCAATTAAAAAAGTATAATACTTTTCAGATTAGAAT